TCTTCTTTTAATTCTTGTAAGTATGTAGAATTCAATTGTTCAACAATACCTTGAATAGCTCTGTTAATTTGTTTTTGGTTAGAAACATCATATTCTTGTTTTGGTTCTGGTAATCTTATATTTATTTTAGCCATTATCTTCTACCATCGGGTTGTAAATCTAATCTTAAAGTTCCAAATCTCCAGTCTTCACTAGTGCCATTATTAGCTACTTTAACATTAGCAAATCTTCCTCTTGCCCTTGTATCTACTTTAGTAGTTGAAGTTGTAATTGTAAAAGGACTTAATGCTGTAGCTGTGCTACTTTGTGAAGGGTATCTTTTAACTGACATTGTCATTTCTATATTACCAGCTAAATTTTTAAAATCAGGAATAAATCTTCTCATTGCTAAAAAGTATTCTCCATTACCTTGTACATCTAAATCAAAATCAAATGATTGAACATAAGAAGTAATTGCAGTTGTACTACCATCAGGATTAACTTGATCCGTTCCTACATGATGTTCAAAATAAACTGTTTGTCCTAAACCATCTTCGCCTATGACTACAGGGAAAGTACCTGTTTCTGTAGAATTATATTTAGTTCCAAAAGGATTTGGATAAATAACAGCATCGATCCACGATGTTCTGGCCTCTGTTCCTGTATACCAAATCGGTAATTGTGCTGAACTTTCTCCATAATTAAATATAACATATTGATCATTATAATCAGAAGAAGTAGAAGTATAGTACCAAATAACTTCTGTATGTAAGTTATCAATACCTGCTGCAACTTGTTGTCCTTTAGTTACATCAATTTGATCGTAAACATAATCTTCAACAGAACAAGGTAAAGATTTAACAGTACCATCAAATGCAAAAAAACCATTAGAAGACATCCAATAAGCAACACCATCTATTTCTACGACTGCATTTTTACCTATCAATCCACAGTTTGTGCCTACTTGTTCAAATCCAAATGTAAATGGAGCACCTACAAACTTCATTGTGTACAATGCGTTGTCTGTCCAAACTAGAATAGTTTCTTTTGCTTTTAGTGAACCTACAATTTTAGTTCCATCTTGTAGTCTAAAAGTACCAGCAGTATTAACTGCGTTTGGTGCATATAAGTTAATATTTTCTTGGTCAGAAAATCTAATAAACATATCATCTTGAGTTGTAGTATCTCCAATAGTTGTTTCAGTACCCATATGGACTAAGTGTCTTGTTGTTGGTGATACTAAAGTTAATCTTGATGCAGTAGGATTATTGGTTGTTTCAAATCCTGATGTTGTAGTTGATGCTCTTGTTGTTAATCGTGCAGCATCTCCCGCATTCCATGTAAATGTTTTACCGTTTGCAATCGTTGCAACTAATACTTGACCATAATTATCTAATGACCAAAGACCAGGTTCAAGAGTAACATTAGATGCTGAAGCAGCTTCACCCCATGCACCACTTCCCCAAGTATCAATACCCCAACCATAACCATATGATTGTTCTGCAGGACCAATAGGTTCATAAGGAATAATATCTATACTACCACCTGTTGAAACAGTTGCAGTTGCATTAGTTGATTGTGTAATTGTAAATACAGTAGATGAAGTAATACCGGTGACTTGAAATAATTTATCTTCAAAATCAGAATCAGCATATCCAGTACCACCAGGTAAAGTTACATTATCTAATAAAACAATATCTCCTGCTGATAAATTATGAGCAGATCCAGTTGTAACATCGCAAACCGCTGAAGCATTTGTTGTTGCAATTGTTGCAGAACTAATTGTACTTTTTACTGGAGTAATATCATAAAGTTGACCTTCAAAATAAATAAGTAAAAATTTATCAGAACCTAAAGCAACATATCTATTTCCTGATATATCAACAAAGGCATGTTGTTTACGAACAACACCTACAATTGTATCTGTAATTAATGAAGCCCACCCACCTACTTTTTCTGGTAAACCATATCTAAATCGAACATTATCAGAATCAACCCAACGACCTTCTGCGCCGACTGTAGTATTTTGTTTATCTATGCCTGGTTTAAATACAACTTGTTGAAGAGGCATTTTACCTCCTAAATATTATCTTTATATGCCCAGCCTCTTGTGGCGTTTACATAAACTAAAGTAAAAGCTGCTGCGTTTGTTGAAACAGTTAGATCAGAAGCAGAACCTAATATATTAGAACCGTTTCTACCAATTGTTAAATTGTTAGAAGCTAAGTTTGCACCTGAATCTATAAAATGTACCTCGTCACCCACAGATGGTGATGCTGGTAAATTAATTGTAACTGGAGCACCAATACCACTTCCAGATGTATCAACTAAAACTTGGTCACCATTCACTGCTGTATAAGTTGCAGATGGTGTAATATATCCTTTTTCTCTTAATCCTAATGAAATATTCGTTCCATCAGAATATACTAAATTTGTAGAACCTACTGGTAATGTAACACCGGTCCCCGATACAGTCTTAATGGTTAATGTATAGTTAGACGCGGATCTTGATGTTGCGTCTTCTACTACAAAAACTCTTTCAGCTGAATCAGGCATCGTAACATTTCTATTACCTGTTAAAGTTCCTGTTAGTTTAAAATAAAAATTCTTTCCGTTTGATACTGCACCATTAGATAAAGCTAATGCAACATCAGATGCTGCTACATCAACAGCAATATATCCTGATACAGCTTGTTCTAATTGTTGTAAATTAGTATTAGTAATCGTTCCCCAAGTACCAGATTTTTCACCGGTAGTAATTAATTCTAGTTTTAAATCATTTGAATAACTTGATGCCATTTAAACTCCTATGGATTTTCCGGATCTATTGGTATCCATACACCAGTTGCACCCGGAATTATTGGGTTCCAGTTTATCACATCTACTAGGTTAGTTGCAAGTGCTAATTCTTCACCTGTAACAATAACTGTTTGACCTATTACGACTTGTACATTACCAGTTGCTAAATCAACTCTTTGTCCTGTAGGTAAAACAACAGCTTTTCCAATGATTTGAACATTGCCTATAGCAAAGTTCATTCTTTGACCATTAACGGTTACAAAGATACTTACTCCACCTGGATCAGCAAATGGTGAGTTAGAAAAAGGTGTTGCTCCAAATAACATTATGATCCTCTACTTGTTTGAATTGGTTTCCATATTTGAGTTGCGCCTGGTACAATACCATCCCATTTTTTAACGTTGATGCTTGATGTACTTATTTCAAATTCATTACCTGTTACTAAAGCAGTTGCTGCTGCAGTAATAGTAACTGTTCCAGTTGATAAATTTGTTCTCTTACCAGTAACACTAACTGTAGCATTTGCTTTTGGTGTAGCATTACCAATTGTTAAATTAACTTGATCTCCAGTAACAGAGAAATTTGCATCTGCAGATACAGTAACGGTTCCTGTATTAATATTTGCTCTTGTACCATTAGGTAAGATAACTGCTGCTGCAGTTGTGGTTACATTACCTAATGCTAAATTAAATGCATTACCAGTTACAGGAGCTTGGATATTAACTTTACTTTCAGCAGTACCTGTTGATAAATCAATACCTGAACCTGTTAAAGCAACTAATGCATTTGCAACAATAACAGGGTCTCCTGTTGTAATATTTATTCTGTTACCATTAATAACAACTGTTGCATCTGCTGCAATAGTTACATTACCAACTGTGAAATTAAATTGTTGACCCGTAACAGATATATTGGCTTTACCAACAATACCAACTGTTCCAGTACTAAAGTTAAATTGATTACCGGTTAAAGCAGCGCTTGCTCCTGCTTTTGCAGTAACTGTTCCATCTGCTAAATTAAATCGATTACCTGTAACACCAAAATTAGCGTCCGCAGCTACACCTACAGTACCTGTTGCTGCATTAATTCTTATTCCTGTTAAATTTACTAGCGCATTTGGGTTAAACCCTGGATCTGCAAATGGCGCTGAAGCAAATGAAGTTCCTCCAAAAAACATAATATAAATCCTTATGAAGGATGCAGTGGTGTGGTATGTGGTGGTGCCACTGCACCCATCATAGGGTTATATCATCGTTTAAACCAAGATGGAAGTCCTAAATGTGGGCGCTTATCGAACATATTGTCTTTAGCGCCTGGGGTTTTACGATTGTTATAATGTAAGAATACTTGTACGCATTCATTACCTTTGAATTTTTCTCTCCAATGTTCTAGTTCACAACCAGAATATACTAACATATCTCCTGGTTTTAAATCTACTTTGACACCTTTCAACCCTTCTTTACCAGATGGCTCTAAATAGATTGGCCAATCATCACCACCTAAATTCATTGTAGTTGATATTTCACAACTAAATCTATCTTTATGTCTTTTTAAAATATCACCTTTTTTATAAATTCTTGCATAAGTATATGCAGGATATAATTTTAATCCTGTTGCTTTTTCCATAACTGGTTGACATTTTAATAATAATGTTTCCATTGCTATATCGGAATAACAAGAATAAGTATTTGGAATCTGTTCATTCTCACCTTCATAATAACCTAGTAAAGTTTCATAAGGAGAAATGTATCTAGCTTTTCTACATGTATCTAAAACTTGTTTTTGCATAGCAAAATAGTTTGCAACAAATGAAGCTAAATCTTTTGAGATTGCTTGACGTATTACTGTATATTTATTTTTCTTAAACGACATCCTTAGCCATTTCTTTCGGAACCGCCTGTATGTTCCAGTGTATAAAACGGAACGGTTCCTTTCCGTGATCCACTGCATATTCATGTTCCATATATCCCGGGAAGATAATCAATGTTCCTGGTTTAGGTTTAAAGTGTACTAACTCTGTACCATGAAAAATACCATTGCCAGGTTTCATTTTTAATTTTGTAGCTCGCGCACCTGTTCTTGGTTCATGGAATATTGGATAAGAAGTTTTATCAGAGCATTTTAAAAAATAAAATCCTGATACATGTTGATTCCAATGAATATGAGCTGAATGATGACCACCACCATTTTTAGCAAACTCTTGTACCCATAACTCACTAAACATAGTTGTATATTGCTGCATATCAAAACCACACCAATCTAAAAACTCCCAAGACTTTTGACCGACATAGTTTCTAAAATCTAAAAAGTTATTATCCATCGTAAGTGGTGTTGAATGATAACTTCTTCCAAAGTCACCATGCTTTTTAATAAATTCTTTTTCTCTTTTTTTAGCATCTTTAATATATTGATTCGATGCTTTGTTTAAGGATTTAACAAACTCTGGTTTGTCTTCAATCCATATTGGTGTTTTAAAATATTCTGTTATTTGCATTATTTAAACGGATATCCAAGATTCCACATGACTAATGAATATCGCAC